GCGCCTGAATCATGGCGATATGCGCCCGAACGACTGGCAAAATAATTTCCCATTCGTAGGCATCCAATGTAAGGACGTGATCTAGCTCTATGGGCGCTGTAGCCGTCCGCTGCACCTCTAACGTGGCCCACGTCGCGTAATAGCGCACCTCATCTAAACAGGCGTCTTTTACGTCATCATCAGACACCGAATAGCCCGACAGCATCATTTCTTGATACAAGGCTGTGGTCGCACTACCGACAGTCCCCGCAATTAAGCGGGGCGTGTCGTTCAGCGTGGCGTCATACGGCAATAATTGCGCCATGATCTACCCCAGTAGGCCACCCAGCGCCTGTCCAAAACGCTGTGCCTGTGAAGCCAAGTTCACACCACTTTGCGCGACGTTAATCACCTGCTGTACACGGTTAATCAGGCTTTGTGCGCCTGAGCTTTTCTTCTGACCGGGAAGAACTGTGCCGTTTGAGCCGATTGACGCGAATTGACCAAAATACATGTAGTCCATCTGTCCATTTAGAATCAGCACCTGCGAACGGCTTTCGCTATCCCATTCGCCCTGCTCAACGCGAATTTTGCAGTCAGTCAACTCAAACACACGGCTAAAATTACCCGGACGGCCTAGGTATAGGTCACACGGAATACAGCCGCCTTGACCCACCACAAACTCACCAAACGCTTGACCATGCCCATCTTCTGTCTCAATCACAGAAATAGAGCCTTCAAACTTGGTTTTTGGGATACCTGCCACACTGGCTTGTAACCCACCCGCGTAATTCACTTCAGCCGGATCATTGTTTGATACAACTGGATAAGGGCCGGATTTAATCAATAGGCGGCCAAACTCAAAATCTTGTGGCACCAACATAAATTGACAGGCCAAAACAGGCGACCCCAGCTCTTTAGCTGCTAGATAGTCGTCTTGGAGTTGTTGCATCAGTGTCGGATGAAGTTGTTTCATGCCTAAAACTCGATAAGAACCTTGCATCATTATCGAATCGTTAGACATACCCGCTTGGGTTAAGTTCCGTTGTAGTCCACTGGAGAAAAGTCGCACACATGGTAGGCACGACAGGCAACCACAAAGCCTACCGAAAAATCCTCTGTAGGCACATCGATCACCACCTGCGGCACAATGTTGGCAGGTACCAAGCGGCGCAACACCGGTGCGAGTTCTGACAATTCTGATCGGTTGACCTGATTGTCAAAGCGAATACGGATACGACTGGTTAAAAACCGGTCCGAACGCTGCGTATCAGACAAAAAGCGTGGGTAGCCGCTGGCATACGGGATGCTGTGCCATAGCCGGACAATCGCCCATTGATCAGGGAATAACATCTGCAAGACAAATTGCAAAAAACCTAGGCCGCGCTCACTGGGCATAGATAACCAGTTGGCATAGATCACCTGCATCAACTTGTCGTTGGTTGCCGACCGACGCAGCACGGCAAGGCCGTCTTGTTTGCTAAACCGTTCGACCACGGTACGACCGCCCAAATGCGGTGCGCCGTAGTCCACCAAGTCTTGCAAGGCTACGCCCAAATCTTCGGCCATGACGGTTTTAATGGCATTGGCCAAGGCTTGCCGAAGTGCGGTACTCGTATGCTGTAGATCAACTGGACCGGTAAAGTTTATAGCACCCATAGCGAACCACCATCTGCCGTGCGCTCAAGCTGTACATCAATACTGGCATCGGTCAAATAGACCCACTCATGCGGCTTAATGCTATTTGAGCTCAGGTTTTCACCGCTGATCACAAAATCGCTAATACGGTCTTGAAAGGCCGCAATGCTGGTACGCAGCAGCGTAGACAGTTCTTGTAGGTTTTGCCCATCGGGTAGCCAACGGCTGGCCGCAATCGTGCCACGGCCAAATTTGGCGGTCAGCAGGCCGCGTATCTGTGCTGCAACGCTATCCACGTCATGCACGGCTCCTAGGCGACCTTTGACCAGTAAATGATAGGGCCGCTCAATCACCGCATGGGTAATCACACGACCCTCATACAGTGAGTCAGAACGCCCAATCAGTTGCTGAATATCACCTTCAATGATTGCCTGTTCACCAGCATTTTTGGCCACAACGGCCAAGTGCAAATGGTTAATATCTGCAATTGATACGCTGCCATACACCCGTTCTTGTACGGTTTCATTCCAGACGGCCAGATAGTTTGACCGTGCCATAAATTTTTGGCGTGCCAGATAATCAAAATTACCCAAAAACACCGCGTTTGCGTCGTACAACGCTGGGTAACTGGCCAACAGGCGCAACTGGGAAATGGTTAGCGGATCAGCGCCACTACGCAGCGCACCACCTGCTTTAAAGCGGACACTGACTTGTTGTTCGTTGGCGGTTAATACCTCGGTCAATGCCGCGTCTTTTAACCGGGCGTTATCGACTGCGCCGTAGCACTCAGTCAAGCGAAACGTCAGCACCTGTCCATTTTGAACGGTACGACCGGCGCGGCTATCATCCCCAAACTGTACCAAGATCCGGCGCAAACTATCCGTGGTGACGTTGATGCTGTAATCACCCTTGGCAACACCCATCCAGCGTGGTGCATGCCGGTATACGTTGGCCGGTATCGCATCATCCAGCACCACCAAACCAGCAAGCGACATATCAGCCGTTAAGCCAAGGGCAACCGTGTGAAAGGCTTCTGTGACGGGCACGGTATAGCTCACTTCGCGCAGCGTGCTTTGTTCGGCCACAACCTCGCCCATTGCGCCAGCGGCTACGGTAATCGATGACAGCAAGCGCCATGGACGCCCACCTTGGCTATCTTCAATCTCGCGCCCTTGTGTCAAGATAATGGGCGACCCGCTACGGTTGATCACTTCAATGGTGTGTTGGCTGGGGGTGCCAATCGGCAAAATGCCCTTGTTGGTTGCATCGGCCAAAATTGACCGATCACGCGCCTTAATAAACGGTTCAACCGTGGCCACATCAATTTCATTGGACAACAGCGCAAAATAACTGGCATAGGCACGCACTTGTTGAACCACAATCGGATCACCGGCTTGATAGCGCTCGTAGATCTCAGCATCGTCAAGGCTTGCGACCAGCCGCGCTTCAAAATCAGCCTGCGTCAACATTGAACGTATCCCCCGTGGCAGTCTTGCGCTTGTCGTTAATGGCGTTTAAGTCTAGGTTGATTACGCCAATACCCAAGTAAATGCGTTTGCGTTCGTGCCCTTCGTTGGACGCGTATAGGCTTAATTGATCTTGAGACAGACTCGACAACACCGGGATGTCACGCTTGAGCTTGGCAATAAACGCATCCGCAACTGGCGCAGATTGCGCCTTGAGTAACAGCGACTCCAGATCACAGCCATAGTCAGAGCCAAAATAAGCACTGACCGGCGTACTTAGCCAGTCCGTCACCATCCTGATAATGTCTTGACCGTTGATCATACGCGCCCACTATATTTTGCGGCCTTGATGAAGCCCTGTATAAACAGCGTGTACAGCAAGGTTTTAAAGGCGTACAGGCCGATCAAGACCAGTAGCACCACTGCACCCCCACCCCACAAGCCAATGGCCTGTAGAAACAGCGTGGTGCGCCATAGCATGGCTGCATACATAGCGCCAATCACCACAAAATCAGGCACCGCGTGCTGTAGGGCTTTTTTGTGGTAGTAGCTGTCATGATGTACAGCACTGATCTGATCAAACGCCACTTTGGCCACGCCAAGGCGATACGTTACTAAAACCACGTGCGCAATTAGCACAAGCATCAATAGGCCATCAATCCAAAAAGGCTGCATGATTAGACCCCTGCTTGCTGCTGCAATTGCGCCAGTTGTTGCGACAAACTGTCACGGGTTTGGACGCGCTGGGTAATGACCTGATTAAGCTCGTCAACCTTTTGATTGGCTGCTTGTAGTTGCTGGCTGACGTTTTTGGGCGTAGTGCTGTTTTTGGTCTTTGGCGGAATGGCCACTTTTTCTTTGTTTAGCTTATTTTCAAAGGCTTTTTGGCCGGTTGTTACCGCTTGGGCAATTTGATTGATTGCAACATCAAAAGATTGTTTTTGAAATTTTTCATCGGACAGCGTGACGTCGCCGGTCAATGGCGTGTCTTTTCCGTTGATCTTAACCCGCCACACGTCACCACCTTGGCGAAACATGAACATCACTTTCTGGTTGCCAGATAGCACAAGCTCAACGCTACGGGTACTAACGCCAGCCGTGCGTTTTGGTTTGGCCTCAATATTGACCACTGGCACGGTTTGGCCTGTTGCCTTGGCTAACGCAGCACTGAGCTTTTTAAGCGCTGGGTGTTTATCAGTGATTGTTGCAATGTCAAAAGAGGACATGTTGGCACCGTAAATTTTACAAGATTGCCTATTGTGGCTGGTGTGGCATTGCACCTACGGCTTGGGTTCCGTTGATCATTCTCATGACAGCAAAAAACCGCCATCAGGCGGTTTCTTGAGTCGGCACACGCTATGGCTTAACTGTCGCCATAATGCTTGTTTAGGCCAGTACCTGCGCCCTTAATGGCTGCTGCGGCATGACCAGCGCGTTTGCCTTTGTAGACATTGGCTTTAACACCAATATGCAGCGACTTGAGGCGCTTGTTGATAGCACCAAAGCTATGCGATTTGTTGAGCATTTTTTTCAAGCCCTGTTTCTGCTTGGCAGATAACTTGACCTTTTGACCGGCCAGACGCTTGTTGACCACCACGATCTTGTGGTTACGCACCACTTTAACGGCTTTGTAGCGGATCTTGCGACCACTGGCGTCTGTTTTGATTGTTGAGCTACCCACACGTAGCTTTTTAGGCTTGTTTAGGCCATCAAAACCAGCTTCGTCATCACTATCACTAAAAACATCTTCCGGTTCAAAGCCATACACAAATTCATTCATGAACTTGTCCAGCTCGTCGCCTTCGGCTGGCATGTTGGCAATCACAATTTCGCTGGCTGCTTCAATTGCCGCATCGGACACGTCCGTGTCATCCGACAACATATCTGCAATCATGGTGTCAGAAACGCCAAACGTGCTCAACGCGTCAGCGACGTTGGCAGTCAAGTGCTGGTTGACCAAATCGTCCATGTGTTCACTGTCATCTTCTTCCATGCCCATTGACGTGAGCATCAGACCTGCCAGTAAGTCGCTTGGTAGCATATCTTCATCAAGCGTATCTTCGGCAATGGCATCAGCCGTGCGTAGCACCACGATTAAAGCGGCCATCCGTAGGTTTTGGATCGCGGCCACAATCGCCTTTTCATCAACTGGTGAGTGTGCAGCTTGCAACTGATCAGCAGCATCACCTGCAACCGAATCAAAACCTTGCAACTGTTGACCTAATGCGGCCAGACTTTTACCAAACATCATCAATCCCCTTATTTGACCACGATGTCATCATCAAAAATCACGGCACGCGTTGCGCCTTCTGGGCAACGCTCCAATTTCAACCGCACCCGCTCAAACGGCTTAACCGAGTCTGGCGTTAGGCTAAAATTAAACGCCTTGCCGCCTAGATCTTCGCCAACAACCAATAAACCCGCGCTGTAGCACGCAGACAAAAACGCATCAATGTCACGGCTGGCATCAGTCAAAAATGCCTTTTTGCGCTTGAGCATGTGCCGCCGCAAAATATCCTGACAGCGATTGGTGGTGTAGCTGATAATTTCAGCAGAGTTGACCAAGCGCAGCGCAGCGTCCGCACTTTTCTTTTGCGTCAGTACGTCAGACAGGACAAAGCGCGCGCCTTGGTCGTACACAATCCGACGCGCTACGTTGACCTTGGCAATGGCCAGTTTTTCCACCGCAGCTTCGTCAAACAGCACATCGCCGCGCATCTCCATACCCTTAAACCCAAACGGGAAGTCAAACCCCGCAACAGGCGTATGAATGGGCGGAATACCCTTTTGATCAATACGGGCGTTACGCAGCAGATAGTCACCCATCAATGCCCCGATCACACGACGCGGCTTTTTACGCCCACGCAGTGAAACGGCATCACGTGGGCGGGCTACAATCGCGCTCAAAACCAGTTCGCATAGACTGGTATCAGCATCTAGCGATTCCGAAAAAGACACTCCTTGATCTAGTGTCAGCGTTGGGTCAAGCTCACCTTTAAACGGGATGTTCAACTTATTACTGGCAACAAGACAGGCATCAACCAGCGCTAAATCTTCGACTTGCGGCAACAGGATGTAAGCCGGACGTGGCTCCATCAAAACCAGCAGATTGATCACTGTATTGGCATTAAACGCGTCAGGCTGATCATCTGGCAGATCAATGCTGATTTTGTTCTTGCTACGGCTATTGGGCAGGTTGTACGCATTGCTGGCTTCAATAGCCGTTTGAAACGCGGACCGAGACAACACGTTCACTTCAATAAACTTGAAGGCTTCCGTAGCCTCCATCCGATTGATCAATGACTGTGTGTTTTCGGCATCTAGACCGACCACACCGTCGATCTGGTAGATCACGTCATCTGTGACCTTATCGCGCCACACAAGCGCAATGATGGTGTTCTCTGGCAGTGCTACGGTTGCACCTGTTTTGAGTTTAAAACTCACATCCAGAACGGCTGAATCACCTAGGTGGTCTTGAAGATCATAAGTCAAAGCCA